AACTGAAGACTTCCGGGAGCTGTTGTACCCGTCGATCTTTTTACTCGTATAATACTAGCCATTTCTAAAAGTTACCTCCATTGATATCCAAGTTTTGTGTCGTTCCGGGTGTTAATGTCAAAGTTGATTCAAATTTTGCGGTAGTTGAATTGTAAACCAAAACCATTCCGTTTTGGGGATTGTTGATTTCTGTATCACTTAAACCTGCAAGAGATCCACTTACGTTTCCTGCTAATGAGGATACGACTTTGGTTGCATTTTGTTGTCCTACTCGGACTCTTATGTTTGCCATTAGCGAGTGACTCCTTGCCTTACTAAAACAGATCCTTCAACAACTCTCGTTACTTCACCTACACTATCGGAAACGATTACGTCATAAACATATCTTCCGGGTTTTAATGTTGCAGTACTTACACTTGATAAACCAACTTGCACTTGACCGTTTTCTGCATTTTGTATTGATGCTGTAAAGGTCGCTGCGATACCTGTGCTTCCTGCATGTTTTCTCATCTGAGACATGGCACTAAACCCACTTAGGTCTAATGCATCGTTAGATGAAATATTTTCTAATGAAAATGTTTGTGAGAAAGTAGCACCGGTATTAATAACAAGGTTGCTAACATATACTGCCATTTATGCAATAATATAATATGATCTATAGTTTATTTATATTTTGTTATACTATGAATTTTTCTGAATCAGATCATTCAGAAGTCCTTTGAGAGTATCTATCTCAGATTTAAGACTATCTATTTCAGATTTTTCAATTAATTTTTTATTTCTCATCTTTTTATACCTTATATAACCAGAGGTATCACAGTTAACGATCGCTCCAGTATTCTCATCACGGTAAAGATGTTTATGTCCTTCTACTTGTATCATGCTAATGCAATTGCTCGTAGATCTCTAAGTCTTGGTGCTTCTGCTTCATTTGTGCCACTAAACACCACTTTGATTACAAAACCAGTAAATTCTGAAAGATTATCAGCAGTAAACTGATACTCTAAAAATTCACCATCTGTACTTGATCCAACCTTCGCATCTGGTCTACCACTATTCTTAGCAGCATTGATGACCTGATCACCAAAACCATCACCATCTGTATCAAGTAAATTATCAAAACCGGGGAACAAGTCATATGATTGTTCTGCCTCACTAACTTCATTGCTGAATAATTTATATAAAACTCTGAAATCAGCAGATTCAGATTTTTGTGCACTTATTAACACTTGTAATGAAGTTGCAGGTTGTTTTAAGTCAACACGATTGGAGATATAAACTCCTGCATGTGGATCGTTAGAGTTTAAGTTAACTCTTGAATCCAAAGCATAATCGTCAATTGGGTTATTCAATCTGTTTCTGATATAACTGATTGAACTATTCATTGTATCAATGACTGGCGATAAATTTTTATCACCGGATAGCAATCGAATTGCTATTGTATTTGATCTATTTAATGGAAGATCATTCAATCTTGCTGTTTCATTAATCGGTGATGCAACCAATCTTGGTGTACTTAGAGGATTAATCGCGTTCAATTGAATATCTTCAAATCCTTGATCAAGGAATGATACTTCACTACCACCAGCACTTGTACCACTTACTGTTCTTGTACGAGCAGATAGAGCAGTTTGTCCGGGTGTGATGTGATTTATCAATGGATATATTTGATTGAATTGTATATTCTGTGATACAAATATTTCTTTACCACCACCAAATGAATCATCAACGAAGTTCATCATATCATCACCACTTGTTCTTCCAGTGCTTCTTGGAATTTCAATATAATACTTATCAATGTCACTCTTAGTTGTGAGTAATGCTGTTGAAGGTAATTGATGATCAGTGTTGATACCAGTTAATGAGAATCCATTAAATTCATATTTGTAAACTAAACTTCCTTTTGCATGTTCACGAATCGCTGTACCACTTATTCCTCTTTCTGAGATATACAATGATTCATTACTTGAATCAACTGTTGTATACTTCATTATTTCATTATTAATCTTAACGAATCCTGCTGTAACAGGTTTTCCTTCAAACTCAGCAAATGGTAATGTTGCATTTGCTCCGCTTGCAGGGTCATCAAGTAATGCCACAGATGTAGATAATCCTACAGCAGCATTCAGTATCACTGGAGAAGTTGTTGGTAATACATTTGAAATCTCTAATTTATTATTTCCAGAATGCATACCATGATTGTATTGAGAAATCTCAATTACATTTCCATCATGAAGTGCATCAATTGGAGTATTCACAGTTCCATCAACTAATTTACTTCCTGTTAAAGCAACAAATTGAGTTCCATTATGATGAAGAAGTGCAGCATTGTTTGAGAATGTCTGTCCCTGAACATTTGTAAGATATAAAGTATCAGTTGCAGAAATTGAATCAATTGAGAATAATGCTCCAGATCCAGATTGTTGTCCAGCACCGAGAGTAGATGTTACAATACCAACTAAATCACCAACAGAATAACCAGATCCAGCAGCATTAATTGCTGCACCTGTTACAACTCCATCTGATCCAGAACTTACGTCTAATGTTAAACCTGTACCACCACCAGTAACAGTAAAGGTACTTGCAGTTTGACCAGAAAGACTTGCCTTATATCCAGATCCACCCGCTTCAAGTGATTCTGCAGAAACAACACCACCAAGTCTTTCAACGATTCCATTTGGTGTTGTATGAATACCAGCAACACCTGCAGCAATTCTTTTACCAACTGCGATCTCAGATGCTGTAGCACCTGTATCAATCTTAACTTTCATCTTTCTTGGTAAAGTCCTGATTGCATTATTTTTTAGAGTTGGAATCAAACTACTTTCATAATTTAATTCTGGATTGTAGAAAATAACTTCAGCATCTCTTGATTTAGAGAAGTCTGCTTTATTTAAAGTAAATTTAAGATCTTCAAATTGACTTGCAGTCCAGATTGAACCGTTTTGTGACTTGAATAAACTACCACCAATATACTGTTTAGAAATAACAATACTTTCTGCATCTGGTAAACTTTGAGTTTCAATTGTTGGTTCACCCATTCTACCAACCCATGCTTCATAGTTATTACTAGAGGGAGCTAGAAGAACCACAGCATACTCTTGTCCACCCTCAAGGTAAATTGGTGATGGGAATGTAACTCTAGTCGCTACAGAGGCATCTTCGGATACATTAATTTGAGATGGATCTAAAACAACCTGTGCATAATCCTGAATAAGAATAAGAGTAGGAGTACCTAATTCTACTGTTCTAACTTGAACTGTTAATTGTTCTTTTACATCTTTAGACCTAAAATACAAATCAACAGATGTTAAGAATGCACCACTTCCGTCTACAAGGAAAGATTGTGCAAGAGGGTCATCATCTTCAATTCTAATAACTTCTCTAATAACCTCAGTTACATTAGTAACATTTTGAGTTACGTTAGTTACATTAGTCACTTCAGTGACGTTAGTTACGTTAGTAATTTCATTAGTAATAAACTCGTTTGTAATATTAAAAACAACAGGTTGTGGGGGTGGTGGTGGAATACGAACAACCACTGTAGATTGTCTAAACGTATCTACAACTCCACTAGTACGATAAGTTTGTTCAACTTCACTAATACTTGGTGATCCTAATAATGGTTTTGAGTTATCTTCACTTGATGTTAACTTAAATGTTTTTGTACCATTCTGGAATCTTAACTGTGGAACTGGAGAACCGAAAGGATCGCGGAAAAAGAATGATCCTTTTAGATCACCTACACTATCAGATATTAATCGAATATTAGAAACTGTGGCGGTTGCTCCACTTGTTCTTCCAACTAATTTAAGACCTGTTTCAATATATCCAAAGAATCTACCTTGTGCTTCTTCAACTAATGAGGCAACGTCAATGTTTAAAACTGTTGATGATGCTGAATATAAACTTGGTAATGTCAATCCTATATTATACGGATTTGTTGTATATACGGTTACTGGAGAACTTATACTACCTGTTTTATGATTTGGAGCACATGATCTAACTGCAAATACACGATCTGCACCATCATATCCTTCAATCGTTTCGTTAATATCAAATGAACCAGAATCCATTGATACTTCGATTAATTTTGGAATAACATCAATACCTGATGTACTATCGAAGAATGGATAAAATCTGGTTATAGGTTTGATACCACTAGTGTCAAAGGCGACATTTCGAGATCTAATATGTGTGTCAGGTTCACTACTTACAATTCGATCATTTGTAAAGGTTTGTTCTGTATCTCCTAAAACAGTTCTTGTACCATCATCTAAAATAATATTACGAGTCCATGTATCAGCACTTGGACTCAATATCATTCTTCCTCTAAATGTAACGATATTAAATGGGTTTACATTTTCAACTCTAGATGCAAGTGGTTGTTCAAGCATTACCACTTCATCGTAATCAAGGGTAATTAAGTCACCAGTTTTTCTTACACCAGAATCCAAGAGTGCTAAATTATCAGAAAAATCTGCAGTGTTTGAATTTAATGAATTATTAAGTGCTAACTCTGGTTTTACAGTATAAAAATCAGTTGGAGTAACTAAATTTTTAGCACTTGCAATCACATCACACTTACAATCAGGATTTGCACGATCAAGTAAACTTGTATTTTTAAAATCATCTACAAAAAATCCAGTTTTAAACCTAGATAATCCATCAGCATCTTGTATTTGAAGTGTTTTTGTATCCAATTCAAGTAATGATAAAGATGTGAGTTCTTCAAGATTTTCAATTCTATCTTCTAAATCACCAATATCTCTCATCGTATAACGACGATTATCAACAACAGTAATTACAGCATCTTTTACATCATAAAGATATGCAGGAACTTCAATTGTTCCAATAGTCATTGCAGTTTCTACATCAGCTGGAACAACGGGATTTTGTGAAGAAACTCCCTTAACTACTTGAAAATTGCCTTGTGTATATGCTTTTCCACTTGAATCACCGGGATCTAGTACTAATTTGTCAATTCTTGGAAGATAGAATTTAAAATCTAAAGTTGATGCTTCATTTGGTGCAGGAACTAATGTTGGGTTGGTACCTGAATCACTGAATACTCTTGATGCAAATGCAAAAGGTGAACCACTTCCAGTGTAATCAGCAACTCTTGGTCTGAAATCCAACGTATCGCTTGCTCTTAGTCCATTTCTAAGTAATGGGATATCTTTAAAATTATTTGCAGAATATGATCCGGCCGCAAATACATCACCAGTATCATTTGCTGGAACTGTAAATTTATCAAAGATAACTCTTACTCTTCTTGATGGAATTGTTGCACCATCTTTTCTAACAATTCGAGAGTAATCAGCATATTCATCTTTTTGACCATCATCAAGAGTGTAATTCGATGTTACATCTAAGAATAAACCTGCAACAGTGCCCTGTAAATTTGTAGTAATACTTGATTCTTCAAATGTAATTGATTCACCTATCACAAATTTTGCTTGAGTGAGTCTTACAATTTCTAAAGTTGTAGCACTTGTCTGTCCTACTAAAATAGCAACTGCACCACTTGTTGCACCTTTAATTTTTTCACCCAAAACTGTAGTTGTATTCAGTGATAATCCACTTACAAAAACTAATTTGTCTAATATTGGATCTGCTAAATTAACTGATTCAAATATACCAACCACATTAAATACATCTGGTGTGTTTAAAGATATTTCTTTATCTTGAACTCTTAATCCATAACCAGTTGCTGCAGTTAACCCATTTGTTGAAATACCAGTTTGACTTGATTTATTAATTACAATACTATTACTTCTTGAAACATTCTTAGTTTTTTGTGAAATAATATCCTTTTCAAGAGTTACATTGACAACCTTTGCGCCATTTACAAGATTGTTAAATGTAATTGACTGATTATTTGCACCTAATACTACTTGACTTGATTCTAATATTTGATGAGAAGTATCAGACGATGTTTTTTTAGAAATACTATAGCGATCACCATCAAATGGTACAAAAGATGCACTGGTTACGTCTGTTAAATCAGAAACACTTACTGTTAAAGTATTAGAAGATGCAGTTTTTTCTACCTGTGATTTAATGAATAGTTTGGATTGTGCTAATGAGACATCAGAAACATTTCTCTTTTGAAGTTCTGCATATAATCCAGTATCATTTAAAAATATTTGTGGACGAGCAACATGAATACCTGTTGGTGAAGCACTTGCTAATGCAGTTCCAACACTAACACCTGTAACACTTGTTGTTGCTGCTAATGTAACTGATTTGAGATCAGCCGAAATAGCACTTATTCGGTTAAATCTAGGTGATGCATCTGTAGTTAAGTTAATAATAATGATATCATTTTGTTTTAAAGATCCAAATGTTTTTCCAGCACATGTTAAGACATTTGATCCACTTATATTAACTTCATCTCCAAGTCCTAATTCTTTTATTACTTTTGATTGTAATACTAAATCTCCACTAAAATCAGCACCTGATATAAATGTATCTTCTTGATGAACTGACTTTATGTCCTCAAGACCATGTTTTAGAACAGTTGTAATTGATCTTGTTAATGAATCATCACCATTTATTCTAATTTTTTCACCCTCAATAAAGGTTCCTGCTGCGTTATCAAGCGAAAATGTAGTATTACCACCGCCTTGTGCTGTTGAAAATGCTGTTGCACCACTATTTAATCCCTCAATAAAACTACCCACTGGTAATTCAGCATTAGATAATGCTACATTTACTGTTATTTGTGTGTATATCTGAATATCATATAAGTAAAGATCAAACTGAGTTGTCGCATCTTTATAGGCAGCATCAGTGTTTTCAAATGCATAAGTTCTTGCTCTACCAATCTCATTTCCTGCAGGAGTTGGATTATTACCACTTCCCTTTCTAAGATTTCTCAAAGAAATAGTTGAATTAGCAAGGGTATTATTTAAACCTAGTTCTGGTGTTCCATGAACATTGTTTAGTTTAAATAGTGTTCCAAGTTTGAAATTAACTTTTGCTGATTTAAATTCTTCCTTATCTCTTGGTTTATCAACATCAATAACAGATGTTCCAGATTTTTCAATATCATGACCTCTTACATATGCTTTTCCGGGAGATACCTTTACACACATTAAGGATTCTTCAGGAGTATTTCTCTGATCAGTCTTCTCACCTTCTAAAAATACACCTTCATTTGATACACCATCATTTAAACACTCTGCAACATCAACTTTAAAGTTACCCACAGAATAATTTCCAGATTCTTCGTAAGTTCTCTTTGCAAAATAGTCTTTAATTAATGCATAATCTGGTTTTTGCTCATTTTTCTTGAGTTGACCATTATCAAGACGAACTAATTCAACAAAATTCTTATCATTATAGTCTGTTAATGGTTTTTTTGTTAAAGTAGTTTTTATTTTTAATCGATCTGCACCGGGTGCTGCAAAGTTAGAGAATCCTCTTGCATTATCAAATAATGAAGAATCATCCTTTGCTTGAATTATTTCTTCTTGAATAAAAAGACCAACTCTATAATTTGGTACATTAGAATATGGATCAAGTACAATTTTATCAGCAGATACATTTACAAAATGACCGCGAATAAAGAATACACCATCTGCGATAGAAACTGCACATCCTACCTTTGATGCGTCCTGATCAATAAGAGATGCAACTGTTTCTCCAGCAGTTATCTGAGTATTTCCGTATATAAATGTTTCTTCTATGATTAAATTCTCACCATCTGCCATGAAAGCAACTTCATTAGTATCTCCAGAATCAAGATACTTGACAAATAATGTTAAATCGGTGACTTCGGTAGAATTCTCAGGAAGTGCATAGTTATCAACTTTAATTCTAATACCAGTATCTTGACCTTTTAATATTTTTCCTTTTAAACTTTCAGCATATAATGATACAGGAACACCTAAATGATCACTTTGTAACTTAATTGAATAATATTCGTAATCATAACTTGTGTTTCCGGGGATAACCATTGATCCCTCTTTGAACATATGACTACCAAATGATTCAACTTGATCTTGTAATATTGATTGTAAAGTCGTTAATTCGCGAGCCTGTACAGGTCTACCCGGATTGAATAGTACTCTATAAAACTGATTATCCTTGGAAAAATCGTCGTAATATGGACTTATATTTAAATTCGTTTTTTGTGGCATTTTTTAAAATTCCAGAATAATTTTAATGTCTTCCTTTTGTCTCAGATTTCTTGAGATTTTTGCTCGATTGTCAATGTATAGTAAATCACCTGACCCTTTATTTATCTCAGGAGAAGCAAGACCACTTGTGAATGAAACACCCAAAGCAACGTTGTTGTTATTTACATCAGTTGTGATACCAGAACTAAACGTTGTTTCTACAGATCCACTTCCTCCGGGAAATGAAACTTGACTTGTAGTTGATACAAAATCAAACTGTTGTGATCCATTTGTTACGTTTGCATAATCAGTTTGATCATTTTTATTACCAAAATATAATGATCTATCTTGAATATATTTAATCACATTCACATCACTATCATATGAACTAATATATCCAAATGCAGTTGTTCCAGTAGAAACAGTTTGTTGTAATACACCACCAACTGCTGGTGTTCCTGATATTGTTGAGAACTTAATTGATTTTAACGCAGAAAATGTGCTTCCAGTATAAATTGATGTTGTACCGAAGGATGTTGGATTTTTTACTAATGAAACTTGTGCAAATTGTGCATCAATTGGAAAGTCTTTTGTAGAATCATCAAATCTTGCATAAACAAGAACACGATCTGCTCCCAATTCTTTATACAAATCAAATCCATGTCCTTTTGATGGGGGAATAATTGGTATTAATTTTGCAGGTGTGCCACCTTGCACTGCACCACTATTAATTGTACCTAAATCAACAACACCATAAGTATATCCTTTACCACCATTTGAAACTGTGCATTTTGTTATTTTAGTTCCAGAAACTTCAACCACTACCTTTCCACCAGTTCCATCACCCAAAATATTAAATTCTCCACCAGTTGTATTATATAAATTTCCCTGATCAGCAATATAAACTGTTTTAATCTGGTTATTATTAATATCAGAATCACCGTTTTCACGAACTGCTTGAATTTGTGCGTCAGTGCTTGTGCTCCAATTATTAGGTAATGCTATAAAATCAGTAGAATCAAATTTGATTATATCACTCGGATTAACTGTGAATAAGTATTTCCAAACATATCCATCTTGACTTTCTCCTGCCTTTGATGGTTCTAAGTCAGTGAAAGTTGGTTCATCTTCAGATGCGTTTCCTGTGGTATTAATTCCTGATGATCCATTCTCAATACAAATATAAACATTGAAGTTGCTATTCATTACATAATAGTTCGCAGCGTATAAACGTGTTGCTCCTGTATTTGGAGCACTATTTGTGGTGCTGTAATCTTGACGATACATATCATACTTAACACCTTTAGTCCAATCAATTCGACGAACTAATCTTCTTACATTTGCTTCTGTAACTCTCTTACCAAATTGAGTTGTATCTCCAATATGTGCAATATCCGAAAAACTATCAACTGGATTAGGTGTCGCAGTATCAAAATTATTTGCTCTTCCAAAACCAACAGAGGCCGGAGCAGGATTAGGTAAACCTAGTGAGATATAGTAA